ACCACTTCTCTTGGCCATCCGCGCCCACGCAGGTGACGGTGAAGACACCGCCCGCGCCCACGCGCTCACCGCCTACACGGTTTGTGATCAGGCCTGCGGTAACGCTGTCGGCTGCTTTGCTGTGTTCCATGATGGGTCCTTATGAGATGCGCACGATTGCGCTGTTGGCATCGGCAGTTGGGAAAATGATTTGGAAGGTGTCGTTGTTCACGGTCTTGTCCGCACCGAAGTCCAGAACAGCCACGGACTTGTTGCCGTTCGTGCTGTTGTAAATCAACGCGCCCCGGGCCGTGAAGGTTGAGCTTGTCCACGAGGAGTTGCCAAAACTGAAAAACGCCGTGGGCACGTTGGCGCTGTTGTTCGCCGCCACGGGCGTGGTCGTGATGACCAGCGTGTTGCCCCCGGCCACGTAGCCAGCGCCAACGACTTCCCCGGACGTGGTGTACGCCGCCGTGGCCGCGCCCAGATCGGCAGCCGCCGTGTACAGGGCCACCTTGAACGTGTCGGGCGCGGTGGGGCCAAAGTTGTGGATGCCCTGCGGCAGCTCCACCTTGAACGATGTGGTTGCGGTTTGCGCGATTGTCATGACACTTTGATCCTTGTCTGACCGTCACGGTATGTGTCGGTGCGTTGTTTGCCGTCACCCAAGTTCTTAAGCAGAGCAATCGCTTGCATGTACATGTCTTGGTACAGCTTCACCATGTCAGCCTCGCCCTTCATGAAGCGGATAGCCTCAACCAAAGCGCCATTGAGCAAAGCGGAATCGAAGTTCTCGCCCAACCACGTTTCCCCGGCAGTCACAATGGACTCGGGGTAGTAGTAGTAGTGCAGCTCAGCCGCGTACGTGGCGTCTGGAGTTGGCCCCAAGATGAACGTCAGCTCGTTTACATCGCTCGACTGAGGGCCGAAGATGGCGTAGTGCTTAGGCTTGCCGGTGGTAGCCGGATTGGGGTACGCCTGACGGATGAAGTTCACATCCTTGTCCAGCAAGAACTCGTAGTTCCCGCCTGCAGCCGGGTAGATGGCCAACGAGTACACCGACAGAAAATCATTCGGAGCAGCCAGATACTTGTTGTTCGCAGTCAACGTGCCAGTGACGTTCTTGCGCAAGTTGGCCAACTGCACCGTGTTGTAGATTTTCTGTTCCGCCTGCTGCGTGAACATGGCGTACTGCTCCTCTGTGAACTCGTTTTCACAGATGTCAGCAATGTTGATCTTCAGCTCGGCGTAGTTCATGCTTTATGCCATCGGGCCTCGGGCCATCGTGCCTTTTGTGGCGCAGCCAGTGCCCCGGATTTTGATGCCGCTGGTCTTGGTGCCTGCGCCATCAGGCTTGTTGCTGAACGTGCCCACGCTCATGTTCACCGTGTCAACACGGCTGTGGTTTGGCTCTTTGCCGGGGTTGGTGGAGGCCTTGACGACCTTGCCACTCATTGTGTGGGGCTTGGCGTAGACGGCAGCGTTGCCGACTTCCTTGCCCATCATTTTCTTGCTGAAAGTCGCCATGATGCTTCCTTTACGATACCGATATTGTCACTGTGCCGATCTGCACAGTCAACGCCAATGTGTTGGGTGTCAAAAGCGAGTCAAACGACCTCGCGCCCCCAACGGGTGCCCACCCCCACTGAATATCCCGAGAGCCGCCCGACAGGTTGCCGTCGTCATTCAGGCCAGATGTCACGTAGGTGGTGTCCCTGCGTGGGTTTCTCAGCGCCTGCGGGTCATCCACAGGGAACGTGCCAAGCATCAACTGCGGTTGGTCAGGGTCCCAGCACTCCGGGCACACCAACAGCTCGTACTTGCGCTGCTTGATGATTTCTGTCTTGAGCTGCTTGAGCTTAAATTGCTGTCCACAGCGGTCGCACATGGCAATCGCTTTATGGCCCGCAGCAAATCTGTTTCCCATCAATAGCCACCGTTTCCTATGCGGGTGGCGCGTGGCACAAACCTGACTGCAGCCTTCTCACGATCTTCGGACGAGGCGAGGTCCCACGCTTCGTCGTACTGCTGTTTGAGGATGCCCAAGCGCTCCATGCCGCCGGGAATCTTCAGGGCAAGGTGATAGGCCAGCCCAGCCGTCATGGCTTCATAGAAGCGGAACGGCATGTCCATGGTGTTCACACCCGTGCCAGCGTCCTGCATGCGGCGCAAGCGCCAGTACACGAACACGTAGGGCTGCGAGTTGTCGGGCACCGGCCACACCGTGAAGCGGGGGGTGTCCAGCCGCTCAATCCAGACCTGAATGGGCCGGGCCTGCTGCAGCTTGTTGGGGATCGTGGCGTAAGTGGAGACGCTGATCCGGGTGATGGTCAGGTCGGCCTGCGTCGAAGCGCTGCCCGCGCCCGTGCGGATGACGTGCTCCAGCAGGTCCACTGTGTCCGTTGGGAGGTCGTACGTCGCTTGGCCGGGGATCAAATTGATCATGCCCTGCTCGTACGTGAACATGTTCAGGCCCTTGTTGGCCCACTGCGAAAACATCAGGTTCAGGGATCGACTGGCCGTGCGCAGGTCATAGCCGGTGCGCAGCTCACCACCAGCGCGTTCAAACGCTTCCTCCACGATTTCCGTGAGGTCCATGTTGAACGCTGTGGTGCCTGATGTGGTCATGATTTACTTCTTCGCAGTCTTGGCTGATTGCGCAAATGCGCTTGCAGTTGGAGCGCCCTTGCTGCCAACCTTGCGCATTTTCTCACCAGAACCAGCGGCAATGCGCTTTCGCTTTGCATGGATGTTGTCGTACAGGCCAACCTTTCCGCCAGCGGCGTACTCGGTGAAGTCGGTATCGTCCCGGCGAGCTTTACGCTTACCAGAAGGCATCTTAGATGGGTTGATGGCACCCATGCCGCGACTGGCTCTCATATCAGCAAGTCCTGCCGCCCATAGCCATCTTGACCATCGTGCCCTTGGTGTGGCCTTTGGTCACACAACCATCAGCACGAGTCACGCTGCCGCCCTTGGCCTTTTTGACCATGGGTGCAGGAGGCGTCTTGCTGGCTGCGTTGTAGGCTTTTTCAGCGGCTTCGGCAGCCTTCTTGTCCGCCATCATCTGGCGGGCTTCTTTTTCTGCTGGGCTCATGTCAACTCCTTAGCAGGTCTTGCCGCCACGGGCCATTTTGATCATTGTGCCCTTGGTCTTACCCTTGGATGCAAGACCGTCACGGCTGGGGGAGGCAGTGCGAACTGCGCCCATCTTGGTTGTGCCAACAGAGCCACCGGCCTTCAGGCCTTTGTGAGCCTTGGAAGCTGGTTTACCTGCGTGCTCTTTGAGTTTCATCATTGCGTCTTTCATATCGCCACCTTTAGAAAATTTGCGGCCCTTGTCCGCGTTGGAGAACTCTTTGCCCACGGATTGTGGGACGCCTGTTTTCTTCGCAAATGCTGGGTTGTTGGCCACAGCCGCCATGAAGTTGTGTTGCTTTTTACTGCTGGATGGCATTGCTGCTCCGCAGGTTGTCAATCTTACGCTCCAGCCGATCAAACCGGTCGAGCAACTGCTGCATGTCGGCCCGGAACTCCGAGCGCGTGATGTGATCCCGTGCCACTTCCTCGCGGGTGCGGTTGAGCAGAATGCCAAGACGGTTGATCTCGGCAAACCTTTCCTTCAGGATGAACCCCAGCATGGCCACAACGGCTGTGAGTACAAGGTTCCAGACCATCATTTCCATGTCAGCACTTCCATCGCGCCAGTGACGCTGCTTTACGAGTGGGCTTGCCCTTCTCGTCTTTCATTGGGCCGGGCATACCTGACATGCGTGCGCAGAACGAGTCCTTGCGCTTGCCACCCTGCGGCTGCGGGGCTTTGAGGTTGCTGCCGGTGGCGGCGTTGTACTTGGCGCGGCCTTTGGCTGTCAGCCCCGCCCCTTTGGAGGCAGGCAACTTCTCGCCACGACCGATTGCAAGGGATGGAGTTTTCTTAGCCATTGACGACTTTCAGTTTGGGTGTGCAGTGCTGCTCGATCAGCGGCATCAACACGGCCTCTTTGAAGTTGCGGTGGTATTCCTGCGAGCCAACGTGCGGCAGGGTGATCTCGGGGTCCACAAAGACCGTAAAGCCATCTGCGCGGGCACGCTTGCAGAACGTGTAGTCCTCGCCAACGTACTGCCCATTGGTCAACTCAAAGTCAAACAGGGCGCTCTCGTTGCGGTTGTAGAAGTCGTTGAGGTACGTCCACTCTGGGTGGTTGGCCACCATCTTCTCAAGCACATGGCGCTGGATCATCATGAAGCCTGTGGCCACGTTCTCAACACGCAGCATGCCGTTTTGGTCGAACTCAAGCGTCTTGTTCTCGTCGATGTAGATGTCCAAGAAGAACTTGCGGTCCTCGGCTCGGCGGGTGTACATCCCAGCGGTGATATCCTTGCCGGTGCTCAGCGCCAGCAGGCGAAGCACAGACTCGGCGTCCACCACGATGTCGGCATCCACAAACAAAAAGTCCGTGCAGTCCGACTCCAAGAAGTTGGCGACCAGAATGTTTCTGGCCTTGGTGATCAGAGAGCAGCCCGACAGATGCGACAGTTGCACTTGGACGCCAAACTGCGAAGCCTTGACCACCAAATCGGCCAATGCAAACGAAGTTTTGATGTTCAACTTGCCGTCGTAGGCAGGGATCGCAATCATCAGTTTGCGACCTGCAACATCCATGGGGCGTGTCTCTTCAGGCATAGAACACCGTCACTTTGGTGTTTGTCAACGCCGCGTAGGCGCTGGTCAAGCAAAGAACGCCCTGCTCGGGAATCAGCACGTTGAACGTCTCGCCGTTGGCAGTGGTGTTGATGGTGAACAACGTAGTGCCGCCAGAGCCGCCGTCTTTGAGGACAACGCTGCCAGCGGAAGCGCCCGGCTCAATCACCATGCTGCGAACTCGCGTGCGCGTGTCAGTGACTGCGCCAGATTCGGCCAAGGACTTGGCTTTGACATCGGTTTGCATCGACATAATCAATCTCCTTTAAAACAAGGGCCGAAGCCCCAGAGGTTGATTAAGCGTCAGCGAATGGTGTGGCAACAACGCCAGAACCCAGCAACGTGCCGGTAACCATGTACTTGTTGGCAGCAACCACGGTCACAGTAACAACCGAACCAGCAGCGCCACCAGTGGTAGTGCCGTTCAGGTTGATTACATCGTTGGCAGCAGCAGGAGCGTAGCCTGTGGTTGCGCCAGCAGCGTCAGTAGCGACCATCAGAATGGAGCCAACAAACTTGTCAGTGCCGTCGGTCTTGATAGCCACGGCAGTGGCAGCGGTCTCAATGACAAACGTGTAGCTGGTGCCCACGTTGTTAGAAGTGCTGGGGTCTTGGCCGGGGCCAGAGGTCACAGGGTTTGCTGTGGCATTGATGGTTGGCAGCGTGATGATCAGCGTAGCGTCATTGGTACGAATGGTCTTGCCAGCGTACGAAGCCACATTCAGAGTAACGGTATTGGTGCCGTTAGCCAGATTGACAATAGAAGCGGGTCCTTGGGTGATGAAGCCAGCCAACGAACGGACTGGGCCTTGGAAAGTAGTCAGAGCCATGATGTATTCCTCATGCGGTTAAGGCGTATCTGTCTGCATGACGTCGGCCCGGAGCCGTCAGATACACCGGATAGTCCGGGGTTGAGGCAATATAACCCAAAAGAAAAGGCCCCACAAGGGGGCCTTCTCAAATAATCCCGAAGGATTAAGCGCCGGGAGAACCGTACACGCCCAGTGGGTCAGAGACGCCGAAGCTGTAACGCTCGCGGGCCTTGTAACGCACGTTGCCGGTGTCGAAGTCCCCGTCCATGGAGTTCGCCAATGGCGAGCGAACGAAGTGCTTCAGGCCGTTGGGCACATCAGTCAACAAGAACCAAGCGTTTGTGTCGGTCAGGAAGTTGTTGATGGTGTAGCCACCGGGGATGGAGCCGTTGTTCTTGATGGCGTTGATATCGTTGTCAGCAGTGCCGACGCGGAGTTCAGTTTCCAACAAGCGAGTTGCAACGAATTGCAGCGCAGGAGGAACCACCAGCTTCTTGGGCTTGGCTGCAATCAGCAGGCCGCGCTCGTCTGTCCAAGCGGCGATCTGAATGACGGCGTTTTCCAACGAAGTCTCGTTCAGGTCGGCTGCTGTGGCAGGGCGGTTGCTGTTGACGCCACCGGAGACCAGAGGGTGAGCTGTCGAGAACAAGGTAACGCCGTCGCCGTAAGTGACGCCAGCGGTAAAACCAGTGTTCAGGATTGCAGCAGCTTTGACCTGCTTGGTGTAAGCCATACCACGGGCCAGAGCTTTGGTGTATCGGCTGGACAAGCTGTCATACAGGTTGTCTTCGATGGCTTCTTCAGTGATGGAGAAGCCCAAAGCGATGGTTTCGTGGGTGTAGCGAGCAGTGAAAGCTTCCTGCGCATTGTCATAAGCAATGGCAGCGCCTTCGTTCTTCACCGGAGCGGCGGAGAAGCCAGACAGCTTGGTTTCTTCTTCAAAGCTACGCTCCGATGTCTCGGTCTCGTAGATTTCCTTGTGCTGCTCGCCGTACTTGGCGTACTCAAGGCCGAACAAAGCGTTCAAGCCGGGGAGCAGTTCTTTCAGCAGTTGTGCGCGTGAAATGGCCATGATTTACTCCTTAGACACCAGTGGTGTTGTTGTACTGGTGTGTGTTGATTTTCACCAACAGCTCGGTGTATGTGTCAGCAGCAGTAGCTGTCTCAGGCACAACGTCGATCACACGCAACGGGATGGTGGCAGTGGTGCCAGCGCCGGTCAGGGTCGCGCCAAAAGCCGAGTTGCCGGTGGCAGTATTGCCAGCGTTCAACACGAGGGCGATGTTCGAACCAACGACGGTACGACCAGCGGTGCCCATGGTGGTGCCCGAAGTCACAACAGCGACCTTGAACAGAGCCATTGGATCATCCACAACGTAGGCGTAGGCCAAGTTGCTGGCGGTAGATGCCAGAGCGGGGATGTACTGACCCTGAATGGTTTGACCATTCGAGTTTACGTACTGACCACCCAAACACACGCCGACAATGTTGCCAGAGTCAGTTGTGGTGGATTTGACAAGATAACCATCGCTGTTGATCACAACGGTATCGCCATCAAAAATGGCGGTGCCGAAGCCAGCAGCTACGGGAATCTGACGGATTGCACCTG